CACCGAGACCAGTCTGCGCGACCACGGTGTTGAAGTGCGAGCTTGTCCCGCTGGGTTGAGCAGCGATCGGAACATAGTTAACAGCCGAACCGTCTTCTGGAACAGGGAATTCCAACTTGTGGTTGAAGAACCTCGGCATTTGAATGATGTCTTTCACAAGAACATTAGTCGGTGCGTAAGTGACGTTCTCCCAGATGCTTTCCTCTGGAGTTGCGAACACGACATCAGAGAGCGCGAACTTGTCTTGCAGGCACTCAGCGACGATCTTGCCGTTTGCAAGTTCTCCGAGATCGAAACGCTGCACGCGCATAACGATCTCTTCGATCTGATACTCAGGCCACGAGAATTTGAACACGCTGCCGGGTCGCAGAGTGTTCGCGTTCCTACTGAACTCAATGGTAGCGCGGAACAACGGAACAGAAACTTGCGAGCGTTCACGGCTGGCAATCGCATTTGCCAAAGTCGCATCATACACGAACGGAAACGACATTGTATTTGTCGTCAGCTTGCCGATCGTTGCCACAACCGCTGCGTCTTGTGAAATAGCGACCGCATCACTTTCCTGATCACGCTGTTTGTAGGTGACTTTGATCTGCGCACGGACCTCGTCCCAAGAAGAGCGCGTAAACGAGCGAACTTCCGCGATGCTCTCTTCGCCATAAACGGGAAGATCAGCGGCCACATAGTCTTCGCGGATTAGATCGAGGACAATCAAACCACTCTCTGGGTCTTGATACATCACGCCATCAATCTGGCGAAGGATCTCTTCGATGACGCGCTTGCCTTCTGTTTCAGCAGTCACAACAACTGAAACACCGTTACCCTCCAACCGGAGAGTTTCACCAGCAGCCTGGAGAGATGGAATATCAATGTCACCGACCGGAATATCAAGCCCGCGCCACGGGTCAGTCATGATCTGGTAGAGGGCTTCCGCCGGGTTCATATCAACGCCATTCACTTTGGCATCGTCAGCCAGAGCGAGAGTGTTCGTATAGGCGCTCATGATGAAAGCCATGCGCCTCAGGCTTGGGCTTTCACCGATGTAGTTGTTCTCAAATACGATATGAGAAGTACCACGATAAGCAGGCACCATTCCAGCGCCGACTTGACCTTCAACATATGAGTTTACGTTCTGAGAAAATGAGCCACTGTAAAATGTGAAACCACCGCTCCAACCGCCGCCTTCTTTGTAGCCGCCGAACAAGCTGCCAGCACTGATATTTCCGCTCGATTGAATAGCACCAGCAGTATCGCCAGTCCACACACTTTCTTCGTCGATGAGGATTTCATGCAGCGAGCAATCAGGCCCAAGACCAAGGGCTAGGTCCAAGCCGAGATAATACTGATAGCCGACAATGACGGTTACTTTCTTGAACAAGCTGACCTTGATACGCTCTGTGATAGGAACAGCAGAGAAATCTCCATACCAGATCGTATTGGGAGCTTTCATACGCACCTTGCCCAAGACGAGAGGGATGGGCGCATTCTCAGTCGCACGTGGAAATTCAACGTCTTCCAGTGTTCCGGCGCGTGCATTCTCGAAATCTGGTTTCGGAGCCAGCAGGGCAGTCAGTACGAAAGATACGACGAATAGTGCTAGTGTGAACCAGATCATAGCTTGCTCGTGAATGGATTTCTTTTCGGCACGATGGGGAAGCCGCCGTAATTCTCTCCGTTACTGTAGACATCACGACAAGTTGTGAAACTGTGATCACAGCCTCGCACAACATCAACCGTGTCTCCTACAGCAATTTGTGAGAATGGATAACTCACGGTGATAGAAGTACCAGACAGACCAGTGATCATGCGAGACTCTCCACCTGACACCCGCAAGATACCAGCCTGGACCTGTCCCTCTGTATAAGGCACGCTATCAACGCCGATCACGTTGCCGACAACGCTGTTGACAACCGTTGCGTGACGCACAGTAGCCTCAGGGACACCGCACCGGGCGTCTGTGAACAGATGGTTGCATGGTGCCTGGAAGCGTGGGATCGGAGCCGCGCCTTGAAAGATATAACTGAAGATTGACGGAACGCGCATCTTGCAGATACGTTTCTCAACCGTGAAAGTTGTGACGCGACCCTTCCAAAGAGTAACAGTATCATTGAGATTGTCTGCATGACAACGAATGATTTCAAGTATCAGTGAAGGCGGAGCCTGCTCGTAAGCATACTCAAACACGATCTGAGTATTGATCGGCATTGTGACTTCGATAGCAAGCTGCTTCTCTTCTTGCGTGCCGAGTTTCACCGTACCGCGTTCAATAGCGATAGGAGTGTAGGTGTCGCCTGCAACCTCCACCGCCGTATCATGACGGGTGTAGAAATAATTGTTGAACGACCCAGTGAACTTATAGACTTCAATCGGCGCTCCGAGTTGAGTGCTTTTCTCTGTATCTTGGTAAGCCATTAATCGTCCACTGTTTTGAATTTCCAGGTGTAGATCGACTGTAGATGGAAATGCTCCCTCTGGAACCGATCGTCACCACGGACCCGCATGAGGTAGCCGATACGTGTGATGTTAGCAACCTCTGGGTCGTTTTGCAATACAGGATCGATTACGAGCGAAATGCTGCCATCAGGCTCTTCAGTCGCACTTTGAACCTCATGATACGTCGTGTCGAGGTTCTCATACTCAATGAAGATTGATTTCCACGTATTGTACGGGAAATAGTTCACGAGATAGTCTCGCTCGTTAATGATAAGTTGCCCAGAGGAGACTGAAGGGATGAAGCCGCTCTTCAACGTAAGATCAGGGAGCCAAGTCGGCATATAGAATGCTTTCTGTGCGCCTTTCACATCGCTAAAGAACTTGCGCCACCAGTCTTCGCTCTCTCCATCATAGCGATCAACTAGCCACTTGCGAGTTCCTGAGATCACTGGGTGAGGATCTTTGTAGCGGATCAATGCTGGGATACCGACATCATTGTCGATGAGCTCTTTACGAATATCAAACAGTTCATCAGCACTGATAAGTGGACGACGGTCCAGCACTTTCAAGCCGTTGAAAGTAGTGATAGTCGGGTTAGCGTTTGTTCTCACTGGGTTGATCGGACCAGACGACTCACCGGCAATCGGAAGCTGGCCAGTGATTGATTGCATCACAAGGCCGCTGTTCTCTTTGAGATAGACACTGATTGAAGGATATACAAACCAGTGATCTTCAATAGCTTGCCCAAGAGAGCCTGTGATCGTGCATCCGTCGACCTGCATAGTAGCGACAGTTGCGATAACGACAGTGGCGGTCACTGGATCAATGAGCGTGACTGTCTCACCATCGCTGAGCTGAGTTCTCGCAGGATCAAAATACAGTCGGCTTGTGCTGATCTGAGAGCCTTGGGTTACTTTCGTCCCATGGTGATATAGCGGAGTAACAGCCTTGCGACCAGTTCCGCTGTAGAGAATGTTGTATTGATCACGACGCTCTTCTAGGTCAATGATTTGAACTGTGAAGTTGATCGTGCTTCTCGGTTTGCTGCGAAGAGCAATTCGCTGTTCGGAGCCGTCGTATGTCGTAATAATATCAGTCAGGTATTCCCACGACTCTTTGACTGGCACGTCAGGAATGATATTGAATGCAGAAGCAATAGTCGCGATTACTTTGAAAACTGTATCTGGGTCCAAGTCCCAAGCGAACGTGACTTCAGCATCAATGGCGGTTTCATCGCCGCCGAACTGCAAGAAGGTCTCAAGGAGTTCCCCATCATGCAGATCAGTTGTCAACGGTACTGCCGTGAATGTTATATCGCTACTTCCATCAACGGCGATACTTTGCAGCACAGTCGTCGTACGGAACGTATTCCACAGACGGAAACGAAGGTTTGTATTAATTGCCGGATTAGAGAAAGTCAAAGTGTCAGGAATGACATAGACACGGAAATGGTAGTCCTGATGAACAGCTTGTTCGATCGCTCCTTCCGGAGTTATCTTTGGAACAAGATGCGGTTCTGATACAGGTGTAGTCGGAACACCTGCAAGAGTTTCGATGAGAGCAGCTTTATTATCACGATCTGCTTGGCGTTGCCATAGATCAGTCAACCAGACAGGGCCGTTGACCACTGACTGCTCGGCTGCGGTAGCGAGATCGTCATAAATGAAGTTGACCATCAGAGAACTTTCTTGTAAGCGTATCCGGCAGGTCCAGAAGCGACCGTATTTTGAATTCCAAGCTCTGACATTTCTGTTTTGCGAAGAACAGGGAACACGACCCAAGTATCGCTTCCATACGTGACTTCATCACCAGCGTTATAGTCTTTCACAGAACACATTCTGACATTCGGTGCCTGACCAGCCCAAACAAGGAGGTTCTCTGATCCGCTGCCATTTGCGATATAAATCGGCATTGCCGCAAGCGACAAGTTGCCGGAGAAAGGTTGAGCGTCGAAACGTAGAAACTGAGAGTTCACAGAGTTCGAGTCTTGGAAACCAGCACCACCGTCAATATTTCT